GCGGCGGATACCAGAACCTCAGGTTGATCTTGATATAGTACGGCTTCCCGTCCTGGCCGAACCGGAGGACATTGAGGAGAAGTTCACCGCAAACTATGGTACGACCATTCAGGATGTGCCAATAGTTATACCTCAACAGAGCAACCAGGAGCTTATGTTTGCGTTCATGCAACGAATGGCCCAAAAGGCCGGGAACCTAGACGACACGGCGGTTGCAGACTTCCTCACATTTGCGAGGGCTGAAGTTGATGCGCTTCCAAGGGTACATTTTAGTAATGTGGGGCATTATGAACACTTCTGTAAGAAGTATGGTAAGAAGCGCGCAGTGGAGCTGGAATTATTACGGATGGAGCCAATGTGTGATGCTGACACGGTCAATAAGGGCTTCGTGAAGGCAGAGGGGTACGGAGGGAAGGACGATGAGACTTATAAGTCACGAATGATCCTCCAAGCTAATGAGAAAATGATCGCTCATTACTCCCTAATGTTCTATGAGTTGCAGCAGATGTTTGCGGCCCATTTTAATGATGCAAGTGATGAGTGCTATGCATCTAAAATGACTCCGGACAATGCCGGTAGGTATGTGCAACGGAAAGTAGCCGCACATAAACACACGTTTGAGTTGGACGTGGCGTCATGGGATGGGTCCTTGAGCCAGTTCTTTGTAATATTGGAGACATACATTATCCAAACGGTGATAATTTGGGATGACGCTGACCATGCCTGGATTGTTGAGCATTGGGCTACACGCTCGGTGATTAGTAGAGATGGAACGATGCTGATAAGTTTCTTCCACGGGCGTATAACTGGGTGCAGTGCTACTACCCAGTTCAATTCTGCCGAGAATATATGGGTACAGAAATGGGTTTTCAAGTGGGGGCCAGACTCGAGACATGCGACGTTGGTTGCGGGTGACGATGGGGTTACTGGGACTGACGATGATATTTCAGATGATACTATTATATCGCGGTATGCTATGCTCGGGCTAAAAGTAGAAATAGTAAGGCGTGAAAACCCCATGGATCTACAGTTTTGCTCAGGAACGTTCTGGCCAGTGAATGGCATTTGGAGATGGCAAACTCTCCCATTTCGCATGCTATGTAAGTTGGGATTTAACCACTCAAAGCAGCCAGAAAAATTCTGGAAAGGTCTATTGCATGGGACGGCACGTTCCATGGGACCAATAGCAGGGACTCTACCCATTGTGGGGACGATTTTGGATAAGATCATTTCGTCGGCAGAAGATCTAGGCATTGATGCACGACGTGATCGGACGAATGATAACCCAGATAGGATACAGGGCGGTCCAGTAGTGCCTTGGGCGATGGACACCTTGGGATGTTTTAGTGCTAGATACGGGATAGCAATAGAGGCTATCTTGGAGTTAGAGGAGGCTATAAATTGCACTTTTGACATCGCCGGCTGTCCCTATGTATT